TTGTTAAACAGCCAGCGACGGGTCATCTTGTCGAGTACCGAACGCGCTTGCACACCATCATGGATAACGATGTCGTTAGTCGTCAGTACTATGTGATAGCCGTCTATTTCTGCTATGCAGTTTCGGTTCATCGCCCCCGAAGTTCCCATAACTTTACTTGCCCGGTGCACGTATGCGCCGCCCGTAAAATCAAGCCGCCAGACAGAATTTTCTTTGTAAATCATCAAGGAATCGCGTAGCGCCGCTCCGTCCACAATCTGATCATAGCCGTCTGCTAAGTCGAATTCCCCCGCGTCTTTCGTTGCGTCTGTAGGGTCCCATGAGCTCGGCACCGCGCCGGGGTCTGCGGGATGTGACCATTTAACCATGTAAGGATAATTGGTCGTTGTTTTAGTCACATTCAGTGCAACTAAGAAGTTCTTATACGCTCTTAACGATTTGCAGTAAGTCGACGCGGGCCAGTTGCTAAGCGCTGCGAAATTGTTCGCGGTGTTCAAGTCCCATTGTTGCGGAGGATCTGCTGTATTCCCGGGGTTCAGTATCGGGATGCCGCCAAGTACTGTAGATGTCCAACTGTTCGCGGCCGCTGCGTAATCGACATCATTCCCCGCTGTCTGCCTCGTTAGATTAGTATGCACCGCCGCGCCCGCTGTTATGGTTACCGCGTATATTTTAGCTAATGACGCATAAACCCAATAACGCGCGCCGCTGATAATAACCGGCAATACGTGATATGGTACAACGGAGGGCGTACCATAAGCTTGCGAATGCCCGCCCGCTTGATGCGCATAACCGTCCAGAAATCTAACATTTCTGGCGTCCGTCCACGCTTCAATCGGCAATTCATGGTTCGATAGATCATCTATCACACCCATTGCACCGCAGTTTTTGACATTAATTATCATTTTTCGAGTTTCGCTAACCGCTTCTCTAATTCTGCTACTCGCTCTTCAAGCGTTTTTTGTACCGGTTTCTGCGCTTCGGTTATACGCTCGGCTTTAATAGCTGCTTCCTCTTCTTTACTCATTGCTACGCGCTGCCCGTTGACTAGCTTGTATAATGTCATGTTATGTTTTCCTTATCCCGAAAATCCGGAAAGTTCCCGCCGTTATGTTATCCGCTGACATGTAGAATCTTAAACCCGTAATTGCGGCGGCGGTGCTATTCCCGGCATATATCGGCGCTGCGGTTAACGCTGAATTAGCACCCACCAATCCGATAACCGGTTCCTTGGCTTCATGCGGCCTTGGTAAATCGATCCGTAGATACGAGGTGTTATTCGATGCTACCGTACCGACGGTAGTTAATGCGGGTATAGTAACCGCGCCCGCCGTTAAACTACCGGGTGAGATACGGTATAAGTACCCGGTCGTCTGGTAGGAGCCTGACATCTTGAATCGTAGGTTCAAGTTCCTGGTAGACGCTCCATCGTGCTGCAACCCGTCTAGAGTTACAAAATAATGATCGTAATCCGTAGTGAAATAATCTTCCAAGTCCACGGTCGCAGATGGCGAAGAAACCGTAACTTTTGCTATTAACCGAGCGTACGGGGTGAATAACGTCATGTCCTCATCGGCCAGGGTTATATCTCTGTTTTGCCCTGCGGTGATACCGGTCAATATGATGTTCGCTTTCTTTGTACCGTCCGTCGCATCTTCCAGGATTGGCGATGATATTGTTTTGTTATCCAGGGTCTGCGTTGCTGTTGTACCGACTATGTCGCCGCCGCCCGCTAGTGAGACTACGGAACCGTCAATCTCATCCTCCCAGAATCCGTTTGTGCCATCCGTGCTTATGAGTTTACCTGCGTTACCTGTTTGCCCTGGTAGTGATGCAGATAAGGAAGCCGCAATCACAAAGTCGAGCGTAGCTACTTGCGCCCCCGTGGTCCCGACGGCTGCGGTCGGCGCTTCCGGCGTCCCGGTGAATACTGGACTGTCTAAAGGCGCTTTATCGTCTAGCTGATCCTGTATCGCACTGGTTACGCCGTCCACGTAATTCAGTTCCGTATGCGTAGGGATAACCGCGCCTGTTACATTCGGAAATGTAGCTTTTACCGTACTTTTGATCAATCGGATATGGTCGTCGCCTTGGTTTTTAGGATCGCTAGCCGTGGGGTTCGTGGCTACTAAATCGCTTATATATGTGCCCGTTTCCAGTGCCATTTAAATGTCCCCTACTATAATATTCGTGAGCCGGTTACCGACTACCGCCGTATCCTGCGATATTTCAGCAAACGCCTTGTTCTTATTCATTGTGCGCATAGTTTCTTCTATCGCCTGTTGGAACAACGCTTCGTATTTCTCCGCGTTCCGGTCGTCTTCTGACAGTATCGATGCTTCGCGCATCGCGCCGTACAGGTAAACACTCGGATGGTTCGTCAACACGTCATTTGTCGATGTTGAGGCTATACTCAAACCTTTTTTGTACCGCATCACAAAAGTGAATGCTTGCGATGCCGGGTAGTCAAATGCCAGATTAGTTCCGTCTATCGTGTAGTAATATGGTTGCCCGTTCGATGTGTCGATAACCGGCATTTCTTCGGGTACTTTATAATGTATTGTTATTCGGTTGCCGTATGTCGTAAGCCACAACCCGGTGACTTCCTGAAATCCTGTCGGTAAAGCAATATACCGGCTCCCGATAGTAGCGGTCAGGGTCGACTCGATCTCCTGAAACCTGGATCTTAAAAGCGCGTTTATGCGCTTTTCGGCCAGTGTAATAAAATCGGTTATCTCGCTGACTGACCGGTGGTGCCAGCTTGCGATAGCTGTTTGGAGTTCGGCGTATGTAGCGATTGACATATCAAATCAGCTTACTTTTACGTCGCGCCGGCTTACGGGTAACGGCTGGCGTTGGTTCCGGTTTATACGGTTCCACATCCCCGATTAAGTTTTCTTCTTGCACTGGTTCCGGGGTAGGTTCCTGGACGGGCTCCGCTTCTCTGTTTTTCTTGACGATTACCCCACCTTCGGCTAGTAGTTCGTCCACTTCAAAATTATTGTTCGTTAGCACATATCCGCGCTTAGGATGGTAAATCTTAACTGGCATAAGGCAATTTCCTTGTGTAAGCGGAGCACCCTTTCGGGCGCCCCTGGTCCTAAGGTAGTAGGATTATGATGTAGCAAACGGTGTAGCCGGTGTAGCGGTTCCGCAGAATATGTGCCCCGTTACTAGCCACACGCTGCCGGTATACTCCAGTCTGTAACGATCGCCGATTACCCCGCCGGTAGTCGAACCGTTGCTCGAAATAGCCACATGTGTAGCGCCGTCCGCTGAAAAGCCGTCTATCTCAGTGGCGTCCGTTGTGTAACCAAACACAGTACCGAGGATAAATTCGCTAGCCGGTGTCGCCGTGATAACTTTTGCCGCATTGGAGGTGATTGTTACCGTGGTAGCAAACTCAAACCACATGCCTTCTTTCGGCGTCGGCAGGGTGTACACCACGCCTGAAGCCCTGTCGAACAAACACAAAGCGCCCGATTCGCCGGGCAACAGGGTACGAGTAGCACCTACCGATTGTATGATTTGCCGATGTCCGCCGGTTAGGATCGCTCCGTCCGGGCTATTGTAATCGACTCTTTCTAAACTTGTTGGGATTCCCATTTTTCTAAACTCCTATTTAGTAATTATCGATTAGTTAGCCGTACCGATCAGACGACATGCCCATTGCGGTCTTAACGCTGCCATACCGTACAGCATATCCAGCCTTAACAGCAGCTCGTCGTTGCGGATGTCTGAGCCCATCCATACACGCACACTCAGATTATCCTTGACACGACGCACACATTTTTGGGCATCGTCCATCAATGGCAGGTCAGCCGTAATAAACTGGAACGCTTCAGGGTGGTACATAATCGATTGCAAATAACTTGCGGATGCTGCACCAACAAAAGTTATGTCCGCACCGTCTACAGGCGTTCCCGAGCAGTTTTGTCGTGGGTTTGTAGTATCGTAGATCATTGCAGGCGAGAACGTGATACTGGTCGTCGTCGCTGCGGTGACTACGAATTGCTTGAGGTGCGAATAAGCCGCTTTGGTCTCAGGGTGTACGTCGTAAATACCTTCAACGGTGAACACGGCACCAACAGAAGGGGCGGCGGTGAAACCGTCTACGGTTAACGATGTGATACCGCTGGTCAACGTTCCATTGTTGATCTCACCAGCTACATCCGCTCCGTTAGCCAGCGTCCATACGCGCTCGTTCTCGTAAAAAGTTGCCATAGCAGTACGTTTCACAAAACCTTCGCGATACTGTTCGCTGATAGATTTCTGATCGTTAAAATACGATGCTACGCCAGAAACGAGAGTACCCATCTGTACTGAGTCCATTTGCACATAGCGTTCTTCTTTCGGTGCTAATTGCTGATTGAGCTTAGCACGAGCCGCGCCTAAAGCTGTCAGGCTATTGATCGCTGATCCTGCTGTACCGGCAACCGCTGGTGTCAGCTTGGTGCAATACGCCAGAAAATCCGCTTCAATACCGCTTACCAGTACGCTTACTGCCGGTTCGATGTAATTTTTAGAAAGATCATCGAACGCCGCGCCGTTGTTTACTGATTGAATCAGTTCAGCGGAATTGAAACGCATGTCTACACCGTCTTGTGTTGCAACGGTGATGGTTTGCGTTTGTTCGTTTTGGTCTTGCACGTCCATGACTCGCGAACCTTGGCGTCGTTTGTACTGGTTTGGCTCACGAACTCTCAAAGTAGAGCCGATCTTTGCGCCGTTATCCTTAAAAGAATCATCGTACTGACGATCTATAGTGCCTATAAATGCTAGTTTTTCGTGCATGATGCGAAGAGATTCCTTCGTCACCATGTCGATTACTTTAAATGTGTTACTCATCTTATATATCTCCAGCGCCCCGCGGCGTTAGGTTAATGATCGAAGCCAGCGTCTCCCGACGTTAGGCCCCGCGTTTCTGTTTAAAACTCGCTCGCCATTTTGCAAACTCAGCATCCGACATCTGGCTGGGATCACGTGTCGCCTTTGCATTCTTGGCGGGTAACGTAGTCACTGGCCGAGCAGGTGCTGCCTTCGGTTTAACGGCTTGTTTCCTGATAATCTGATCGCCCAAATAGGCAAGATGCATCAATTTGTACAATCTAGGATCTGCTTTAGCGTTTTTCACATCACTAATATCAAACCCAAATTTATCAACTGCAAATTGTTGTAAATTGCTCTCCAGTTGTGGCGACCAATCTTTAATATCGCGTTTTAATACAGTCTCGCTTGCCTCGACAGCTTTTGCAATTTCTTGCTGCTGGTGGAGGGCCATTTCCTGTTTTTTCTGCGCGAGTTGCTGCGCAAGCTGGTTGCGCTGTGAGTCTAAGATTCTATGCTGGCTGAACAATTTCTGCCATAACACAGGATCTTCGTCACTCAATCTGTTCCAGTCTACTTGCTCAAACTCGGCTAATCGTTGATTGACTGCTTCGAGTTTCGCAATATCGGCTGTAAATGCTTCTGTGAACTGCATTTTAACTTCAAATGCCTTACGTTGTTCCGCCACCGCCATAGTTTTTTCTGTGTAATCTTTGCGCATGGATCGCACAGCTTCTGCGATGTCCTTCGGCAGCTTGTAAGACTTTTGGTTAAACTCCAGTTCTTCCGTTCCGTCGTCTTCTGGTTCCGCGTCTTGTTCATCAAGATTGGCGTCATCATCATCATACGATTCAAACTCATTTTCTGCTTCCTGATTCTCTGCAGCTTCGGATTCGTTCGCATCCGCGTCCGCGATTGCTACTTGATTGTCCAGTGCTTGATCTTCCATTTTTTAATTAACTCCGGGGTTAGCCATAACTGGCGAAATTTGCTCAGGCGGTAGAATATCCGGGGATTGCATAAGCTGTTGTACAGTTTGTACAACTAGCATTTGCACTTGTTCCGGGGTAAAACCCGCTTGCATCGTTTTTAATCTGTTCGTTTCCGCGTTATACGCATCGATTTTAACTTTTTCAGCGTCTATCGTTTTATCCGTTTTAAGCTGTTCAATTTGCTGTTGCAATTGCTGCATAGCTTGCTGCGCTTGCTGTTGTGTCTGTTGCAACATTTGCTGCAATTGCTGGACCTGAGGATCTTCGCCGGTTATCTGCGGTGGTAGCACAGCTTTGAACCGATCGCTTATTTCCTGTGCGCCGGGCCAGTCTAGATTCTTGGCTATCAAGTCGCTAATCAATCCAGCAGCTTGCGGATTCACTCTAGCGAACTCAATCATTTGTTCCGCTGCTTCTTGCCTTTTCGTAGTATAGCCGGGGCCTACATCAACCGTTACGTCGTAGCGTCCTGATGTCAAATCAAAAATATTTGTGTAATCCGGCTGTTGCCCTTCTTGCGCCAATTGCACGTTTTGCGTCTCGCGCATATCTTCACCGAGCACGCGAATTATACGCCCCGGCTGGTAAACATGCGGGATAAGATCCAAGATTATACAGCCGACATGCGCCAAGGATCGGCTTAGATTGTCGATAAAATGGAAAGTGCCGGTGTCTGATTCGAGTTTACGAGCATTGATCGCACGGCCTGAAACCGCGTTATCTTGCATCCCGATCGACGCCCCGAACATGCCCATAGTGGCTTGTAAATCGTCGGAAGCGTTAATTCCTTCTTGAATTACACCAACGGGCACACCCGCGAATTGTTGTTTTTGTGGCGGTGGTGCACCTTTTTTATATTCGAGATATGAGTAATTATTTACGTTCGATGTAGCCCATTTCTCAGGATCGATAAACGAGCCTTCTTCACCGAGATACGGTGCTTTAGATGTACCGCCTACTAGTTCGGTACTCGTTGACCGCCAGTAGTTCAACATGCGCTGCGGGTCTTTCGAGTCACGAATCAGTGATTTGAAGCTGCGTTCCCCTTCTAACCAGATCTCTTCGCCGTAGACCGGGACAATCGGAATATACTTGCCGACCCAATCGTTTTCTTCGAGAATCTCAGCACCCGATATTATGTATTGAGTTACTTTGTAAGACTTCGTTGTCCGTGTTTCTAACTTCGTGACACCTTGTGTTTCGTACACGTCCTCATCTACTACAGAACCGTCGCTCAGTAAGCAAATCTCGCGTTCTACTTCTTCACGTTCCCAATATTCCGCGATCCAGATGCCGTCGTCGTTTTCCCACTCATGCACAGCGTCTTCAGTTTCAAAATCTGTAAACTGTTTGCCGGGGTATTTTCTCTGGAATTCTTTCCTTGTGATTCTGTCGGTTACGAAGCAACAGTTCCAGTCGCTTCCATCGGCGCTTTTCGCTTTCGGATCTGGATAAACCGAGAATTGATTCTCGATGCGCTCGATCTTGATGTCCTGGTCGAACGTATCATCGTACGCGTAGTCGAGATTCACGCGCAAGTAGCCGAATCCGCCTGAAACCGACTGAAAAATAGCGGAATCGTAAGCTATATCAGCTTTTGACGACACTTCTATGTTACGAATTAAGCCGTTAAGCACTTCTGCAGTCTGCGGATCTGCGTTATCGTCTACCGGGCGAAATCGTATACGCGGTCTGTTTTGTCGCGCGTCGTTTACGACTTGCCGGATATAAGCCGGGAATTTGTTGATCGTGAGGCATGGCCTACCCTTGCGCCTACGCTCATCAACGTCAGATTGCTCCCACTGTTCGCCGAGTACCCCGAAAAGGATATCGTTTTTAGCGTTTTCCGCCGCGTCTTTTATCGCATCGCGAGACTGAACGAACTTTTCCCGAGCCTCGGACATAAAATCTTCGGTGTCGGGTTCTCCGTTTTCGTCGCTATCGTATTCGGCCATTTACGCGCTCGTGTAAAGTTTTCCCACTATATACGCTAATCCCTCGGCAAAGTCAAGCCATCCACGATATTTGCCGGGTAAACGTCCGCGCTTCCGGAGCTCGTGGTTTTGCCTTCTCTTGCAATTCGCCAGCGACTACGGCCATGAGTCCGAAGGCGTCCGCCCCATGTGATGCCCAGTCATGATCCGGGCCTAAGCCGATTCCGCGTACCTCATCCCGTTTTTCGTGATACCAGGCTAGTGCTTCCACTCCTGCCCGTGTTTTCTCTTCATCGAACCAGCACGACGGCAACCAGCGGCGCACAGCCTCGACACGCATCATCGCAGCGCCTTTACCTTGTCTCGGAACTACCTCGACAGCATACCCCGCTTGTTCAAACGCGGAGCGGTAACTTACATCAAAAATTCTATCGTTCGTTTCGCCGTCGTGCGGCAGCCAGATGTCCGCTTTTCCGGGTGTGTAGCCTTGTTCGCGCATCCATTCCAGGTGCGCCTGAATCGGCTGCCCTTGCGCTTCGTAGTAGTTTAAAACCCGAATCTCTTTACCAACGAACTGTACTGCCCAAATCGCGAATGCGTCAGCTTTTGCGCCGGTTCCACCGATATCCATGAAAAGCCTAATCGTGAGAAGCGGATCGGCGGCAACGTGCCCAATTTGCCCGATAAGCCGGATCTGTGTGAGTTCTTTCGCGAAGTACGCGCCCTCAATCGCCGTTGCGTAGCCGCCTTCCCAGATATGATCATAGTTCATCGGGTCTGCGGACAAGCAATCCAGCCGCTCTTGTTGCAACGACTTCGGGAAGAACGGATTGTCCGACCAGTTAGCCTTAATCACCACCGCGTCGGTAGGTGGCAACGGGCCCCGGAAAAAGGCGTCTACCGCGTCGTTTTTGTGTCGCGGGTTCCAAGTGAACCACAATTCCGAATCGTCTGCACGGATCGTCGGACGTAACAGCGAGAGCGAACGACTTGATAGCGTTTGCGCTTCTTCTACCCAAGCTCGTTGAAAACCTTCCAGTGACTTTATTGATTCCGCTGTGTGGTCTTGCATACCTTGGAAAATTATCACCCCGTCGCCCGGTGTTTCTATCACTTCATTAAATACCTTGAATCCCTGCGGGTTTCCGAGTTTGAACGATTTAAGTTTATCTTCCAGTAGTAGCTTTGAGGATTGTTTCAAAGTTTTCTGTACTTCACGGATACAAACTGAGCGTAAACCAGGAAACTCTAGAGAATCGATTATAAGCGCCTCAGCGCGATTATGCGATTTTCCCGAACCCCTACCACCAAAGATTCCTTTATAACGCGCCCTACGCTCTGCTGGCTTAAATACGCGGGGTATCTGTTGATTGATTGTCAACAATTTCTTTTACGATCTTGATTTCTAGCGGGCCGCCGCTTGCGCCAGTGAGTTCCAGCGATTGAGAAGCCTTGCCCCAGCCGCGCTCGATAATAAACTTCGCGGCATCCAGGCGCGTAGAATCCTTGTCTGCTTCGCTCATGATCCTGAGTATCACACGTATGGCTTCGGGGGTTTTTTCGCGGCACAACTCTTCCAAGTAGGTTTTCGAGAGTGATTTTTCGGGGGCTATGCCGCCACGTAGGTTCGAGTTACTCATTACGGTTTCAAGTTTTTTGTATACATAATCGCGATTATATCAAAACCGAACCGCGAGTCAAGGATCGTTTGCCGCGGCACAACACACCGGCGGAACCTTGTAAGATTTTACAGCCAGGTGTGTATAGTCACTTGCATTTTGCAAGTATCATTTTTCACTATATAGTATTTTTCTTAGTACTCTTAGCACTCTTAGTGAGTACTGATTAAAAATTAAGCAGCTACTAAGAATATGTAATAAATTACAACATATTGATATATATATATATTTTATAGAAAAGACTAATAAGTAATTGAATATTATACACAAAGTTATCCACAGACTAAGAATTCATTATATGATTATCGTAATTATATACAAATGCATTCTTAGTATTCTTAGCAGAACCCGCATGCCTACTGGGTTACAGAGGATTTCTGTAAAATTTTACAGAGACACCGTGCATCTTAGCTGGAACCCGCATGAATAGGGCATCTACGTGTTTTATTTTTGCTAAGAATACTAAGAATTCACTGTACATATAGTAGTAGTGAAAAATCGCTATTTTTCGATAAAAAATCACTTGTAAAATTTTACATGCAAAAAATTACAGATTAATTTTTAATCAGTAACTCGTAAAAAATTACAAATTGCAAAAAATTACAGATTAAAAATTAATCAGTAAAATTTTACACAAAAATATTTTTTCAAAATTTAATAAAAAGACTTGACAAGCTTTTTAAAAAGTGTAAGATGTGAACCGTAGTGATTAATTAATTTTTAAGGAGCAACGGGATGTTTAGAATAATAGGGATCGACGACAGTATCAATGTGTGTGATTGCTGCGGTAAGTCAAACTTAAAAAGTACCGTGGTAGTAGATATTAACGGTACTCTACATAATTATGGTTCAGTATGCGCTACTCGTCACACCGGGCTAAACGCACAAGAAATAAAGAAAGCAATAAAGAGGGAAAGCGATGGTAGACTCGAAGCCGCGCTAAAAGAATACGATAAGAGTATGCAGAGAGCAGCTCTATATAACAAGCAATCGCAAGCAAGGGAAAAGGGGTTGGTTGGTGTTAGTTTTAAAAACTACTGTGATCTAGAGATCAAAGCAGCTAGATTACTAGCGGATAAGTTGTCCGAAAAATTCGGTGTCAAGCTATATATCTAAGCCTCGGCGAATGGAAGTAGTACCTGTATCCCGGCCTAGCCGGGTTTTTATTAAAAATTTAATAAAAAGACTTGACAAGATTTTTTAAAAGTGTAAGATGCGAACTGTAGTGATTAACAATTTTTAGGAGAAATAAAATGAAAGAATTAAAACAGCTTAAAGAAGAGTACAAAAGAGCACCCGTAATGCGCCGGGCTATTGAGCAAGCTATCGGGAAGTATGGAGAAGATGCGCAAGCCTTGGTCGTAGGTGGTCAACCTTCGTTCCGCCGGGGATCAAACTGCCGTGGTGCAGCCGAGTACCTTGGGTGGCAAGAATACGACATTTTTGTCGGTGCGAAGCGCCAGTATGCATCAATGGGCAATCTAAACGTATTAGTGAGGTTAAAATGAAATTAAAACTAGAGCAAATAAAAGCTGCGCAGTTATTCTGCGCAAAGAAGATCCAGAAATACTCTACTATCATATTCGACAAAGGGTATATGGTGGCCACCGATGGTGTGGCCATGCTTGTACAACCGATTGATAACGATATTGGAGTGTTCTCGGTCACGGCTTCCGAATTCGACGGGGTAAAGGACAAAACAATAGAGATAACCGCCGACGGTATGGTAAATGACAGGATCAAGGTACGAATGCAAGAAGGGATTCATTACCCCTGGAGGCGCGTAATCCCCGAATCGCTGGAGAAGGCTACGGCTAACGAACCGGCGGATTACGATTCTGATTATATCGTTAAAATAGCGAAAGCTGCTAAACTGTTAACAGGTACGCGGTATTTTAAATTGCATCAAAACGGTGCCAAACCAGGGGTTGCGGCATTTAATAGCCTGCCCGGTACATTTGCGCTGATTATGCCATTGCGTATGGAGAGTCTCAAAGGCAATTTTGAATTAGTATTGCACGACGGCGGATAAATAAGTGAGGATGAAAATGGATTTCTACCCGGCCTAGCCGGGTTTTTTATATCAGATCTTCGGAATTCGGTAACGACCAGTACCAGTGCCCGGCCCCGCCCAACCCGCCACCACGTCTAACTTTTATTTTAAGCGATATTTTAGCCTTGCGTAGCATGTTACGTGTTATGCCCGCCTTCGCCGCTTCTTGCTCCACGCTCTTTGATTGCCGGGGGCCGTCCGTTAGGAAGTCTCTCAGAAACTCTTTAGCTTCACCCACTGCGCCGCGTTCCTCCGCAGTCTGATCTGCACTCTCCACTATATCACTGGCTGTACCCTCGACAAACTCACCCCATTTTATATGCGTAGTACTGTGAATACCGGGTAACGAACCTGAGCAAACCGCGTATCTATAGCCGCCGGTATCCGCGGTGATATTAGCTTTGCTGCGTACTAGAGTACGTATCCTGTCGCCGTTCTCGTCGGTTTCCTGAATGGCGCACATGGTGATACGGGAAACGCCGGTGAATGCGGTCGACCCCAGGATGCGCTCGTTTGGGTCTTTACCGTCCTTGCCCTTGCCGAAATGCGTTATCCCGAGTATGGCTGCACCGGTATTCTTAGCCAGTGCGACTAATGGAGCAAGGCCCCGGCGGACATCCTCATTCTTGTTATGATCGCCAGCGATGGCGGAAACAACCGGATCGATGATAACTAAGCCGAAATTACCGATTTGCTTGAGTGCGTGTTCAAGGATGGACATATGCCGTGAAGGGTCGAAGTATTTTTCTTTCTTATTTTTATTCGCTAGTTCATCTTGGACGAAAGCGATTTTTGATAAATCAGCACCGGCTAAGCGCAACCTGGGTCGGATAGTCATGCTTAGGCTGTCCTCCGTTGTAAAGAAAAGCACGTTTTGCGGTTCGCAAGTCGTACCGTCCGGCCA